ACTATTTCATCCCAAATAACATCAGAGTTAGCTGCTTGTTTTAGAGTGTGTATTTCATTTTGTATTTTATAGCTATCTGGATGTGTTTCAAATATGCCAATATATTTTTCAAGTGTTCTTCTTCCAACTGATTCTTTGTTTTTGTAGTATCCGTAATTTCTGCTTTGGCCTAGAAGTGCTAATTCTTTACCGCATTTTGCAATAATATTTCCAATGCCATTTATTCTATCTATATATTCTGTCAGTAGCTTTACTTCATTTCTTTCTAGATAATTTACAATGTCCTGTAATTTTTCTTTATGTAAAACAGAACCTATTTTTTCAGCGTATATCTTAACATATTTTGAAGCAATATTTAAATGGTATAACGGTTTTTTATTATGGTTTTCCATTTTTATATTTGCAAAAATTCCGAAATAATTTAAAATTAACGATAAATCTTTAACTAACTGTAAACTTCTGCTACAAGCTCTCATTCCGTGATGATTTTTATCGCTCTGAAAATTACCGTCTCCATCAAAATATCCTTGAAATAATCCTGCTTTAAATTCCATTGGCGCTGTAAATGCGAAATAAGGAACGCGTTTAACATAACTACCATTGCCACAATCATTAGTTAGTAATTTAGCTAAGTCTGGCGAGTTAAATTTAGTTGTAACGGTTTTGCCGTATTCACTCTGTTTTTCGCATACACGACACTCTTTGTTAAACATTTGAGCGATTTTTTGTGTTGTTTCGATATAATGATGAGAAATATTTGTTATAGAAATTTCGTTATAATTTATGCTTCCTTCTGCTAAGTATGCACCAATAAACCAGCCGAATAAATGGTCTAGTTTATATTCTTTCGCACCTATAACAACTGTATCTTTTATAAACGAGTTTTCTATATGTTTAGCTACTGGTATTCTCATTCCAACCTTCATATTAGCACCAACTATAGGAATAACTGACTGTGTATTTTCATCACGAATTAAATGTGAATGACTTGTAGTCGTTTCAACTATTCTTCCACTTCTGGTTGTAACTTTCATAATTTGTCCGTTTACAGGATGTCTGCTAATATGTGAAATTTTATTCCAATGTGTTTTCTCGTCTTTGCTAACACCTATAATATATAGTTCGTCTTCTAAAGTGTCAAGTAATGTTTCTACACTATTTTCGTGACCTGTATTGAATGTCATATTTGGTAAACGTGAAATTAATTCGTCACAAAATTCACCAATAGTAATAGACAAACAATTGATATTTTGAGTGATTTTATTTTTTAAAATTATTTTAATTTTTTCTGATGACGTCAATGACATCTGTGTCGAGACCTCGCCAATACTTTGACCTGCTATCATTCCTACCATTTCACCAGGTGTAACTATTGACCTTTTATAATCAATCGTAATCGTATCTAATAGTAATGTTAATGATGACCTATTAAAACGCTTAACAATAAGTAGATCTTTCGGCGACAAGTAGAAATAATATAATGTTTTAAACAATTCAGTAGGAGGAGCGTAAATATTTTTCTCAAGATTTGAATAATATTTTTCTATCATTTCAAACGCTTCCAAAGGTGTTATATCTACTAACGATGAGACTGTTATATTACATTGTCCTTGAATATTATGGATGACATAAGAGAACGCAACAGGGCAATTTACGATTGTATCGCTCTTATTTTTAAATACATTTTTTATTAATAAATCCCTGTTTTTTATCATCAGTTGAATATAACCGTCTATTTTCTTTGCTAGGTCTGACGTCTGTTTTCTATATCTTGTCATCGTATTTTTCAAGAATATGTTATTTAATGTTTTTGACTTACCTGATTCTTCTGGAAGTAAGAAATGTGAAAATATCTCTTGTGTACTCATTGCTACAAGCTGGATTTGCTGATTTTCTACTTTAACTGTATCTATATTATCATCTCCATAAGCAAATTGGACGATTTTATTTTTATTTGTTCTTACAGTCATATCATAAGACACCATTAAGTCTTCAAGACCTTTAATTAATCTTCTTTGTACGTAACCTGTTGTAGACGTTTTTACTGCTGTATCGATTAAACCAACGCGACCGCCCATAGCGTGGAAGAACAGCTCTTGTGGCGTTAATCCGTTAATATAAGAACTCTCTACAAATCCTCTTGCTCCTGGTGAATCGTCGTATTTCGTATAATGTGGTAATGTTCTGTGTTCGAAACCGTAAGGAATGCGTTTGCCGTCTACATTCTGCTGTCCTAAGCAAGAAATCATAAACGATATATTAAGGTCTGAACCTTTTGAGCCAGCGTTTACCATCGTAACGAAACGATTATTTTTACTGAGATTTTTTAGACCTATTTTACCAGATTCTGAAGTCGCTTGATTTAATATACTGTTTACCTGTGTTTCAAATTCTTCTTCATTTGTCTTACCAGTATTGTTGTCAAATATACCGATTTGTGTTTTATCTATTAAGTTTTTTACATCTTGTTTTTTCTGTGTAATTACTTTTACAATTTCATCATTTGTTTTTTGGTCTGATATTAAATCACTAATGCCAACACTGAACGCACTTGATTTCATATATTCCGTAATAACATTCTGTAAATCGTCTACAAATTTTGCCGACGCCATATTACCGAAGTCATTACAAACACGTTGTAACAAACCTTTTGTACTCGCACCTAATACACTTTTATCCATTTGTCCGCGAATATATTTACCATTGCGGATTTCTAATATCGAGTTTGATGTCTTAGGATCGTCTTTATCATCTTTATATGCTTTTGTTTTATATTTCATTGATAGCGGCGGCATAATCTGACTCAATATATCAAAATTAGTAATGCCGCCATCTTTTTTTATATCATTTAATAATTGTTTATCATTTACTGTATCACACATCATCAGCAAGTTCATCGCTTCTCTCGGCGTGAAATGTATTCCTGCTCTTGTGAACTGATATGAACCAAGCATTGAGTCTTGATAAATACCTATAATGGAACTGTTATTTGCTGGACTTACTATCTGATATGGAACTGCTGCTAAATTTTTTAATTCTGCTTCTGCTTCTGGATCCTGTGGCATATGTAAATTCATTTCCATGAATTTTCCTGAGGTTTCCCACAGGCTTAGACTATACCTTAAGCCTTATCAGGTTGATTAGACCATCATATAAGACCCATAACCGTCTAGTCGTTGAACCTTCCTCATGCTCTTATCATAACAAGTTTAGAGGCTTGGCTGCGGATTGTCCAATCCTTCACATTATTACCATAGGTTACGGCAATTAACCGTGTTCCTCACAAATATTTCTATAGATGAGTGGTAGTGAAGGCTCTAAGGAGTTTCCCGCAATTTGGTCATGTAGCTAAATGATTCTTTAATTTTTGTATAAATTCTATAGCACTTGTTTTACTTTTATCTAATGGTATGTGGACACCACCAAAATCAGCTTTTACCCTATCAATATAAACATACCAACCATATTGCTCATTATTTCTTTTTAAAGGTTTTATATATTTTTCTATATCTTCGTCTATATATTTTACATCTTTAAACCGTTCATGTTTTTTATCCTTATAATAATTTAATACACCAATGGACAGTCTTTTTTTACTTTCGTCACTATGAGTAAATACACTTCCGCCATTTTTTAAATTATATCCATTTGGATATAACGAATTAAATGACTTTATATAATGTGTTTCACGTTCATTAGAATTGCATAATTCACAGCATTCAATTAATTCAACCACAAAATTATCAACGCCATATTTTCTAATGGCATTATTTAAGTAATGTGACTGGTTTTTTTTGTTGAAAATGCTTCTGATATATGACATCTAAAACGTCCTTCATGCCCATATGGTCTGTATTTTTTGTGATTTAATATATGAGAAACTGCTTGTCCTACATATATTTTACCAGTAGTAAGGTTTGTTATTTTATAAATTTCGCAATATCTTTCGGTTGGAGTGTCTAAAATATTTTTTGATAGTTCTAAACGTTTTGATAGTTCCATTTTATAAGTATAATTAAAATTTTATATTTAAGTGCTTTTTAAATCAGAATCATTTAACTAGGGAGTAACACGCTTTTCACGCTCCCTGTTGGAGACAAAATGTAATCTACATATGTCTATCTCCGTCAAACGGTTGTTCCCTAAAGTTTCCAAAAGGGCCGGACTGTATCTTAAGCAGATTCAGGTTAGTTACACCATCATTATCTACCGACTTCCGTTCAGTCTCTGAGTGCCTTTCATATCCTCACTATAACGGACTTAGAAAGTAACACTGCGGATTGCCCAATCCTTTACATTATTACCATTGGATTTCGGCTATTAACCGAGTTCCTCACAATCGTTTCCGAAAGTGAGTGGTAGCAAAGGCTCTAAGGGGTTTCCCGCAACAAGAAATCTCGCCTCATATAGAGACTAGGGGGTAGCACGCTTTTAACGCCCCCTGTTGCCGACGTTGACATAGTTTAGTCGTTTTTGTGACCTGTTATCATCACAAAAATTTCATCAGCATTGTATGGTTTGGTCGAACCGTCTTCCTTACCATTTCTGGTAAGGCCGGACTGTATCTTAAACGAACTCTAGATGGTTAGTCTGTCATAGTTCATCAACACCCGTTCAGTCTCTGAATGCCTTCCATACTCTTACCATAACGAGGTTAGGAAGTAACACTGCGGATTACCCATTTCATGCTTTTTAGCATTCATTTATCACTTTATTACCTTTGGGGTCAGCTATTAACTGAGTTCCTCACAAATGTTTCCATATGTAAGTGGTAGTGATAACTTTAGGGACTTCCCGTCATCAAGGTGTTTCGCAAATAAATCAATAAATACTTGAGGCAAATCAAGTTTGTTTTCTAAATGATATTCTATTAATTTTTTATAATGTTGTTCTATTTGTGATTTTATAATTTTATTATTTTTTGATAAATTCTCTTTGGCTGACATCGGCATTGTATTTCTCCAATTAAAAGCGATAAGTTGTTCTTCCTGTTTGTTTAAATCAAATTTAGATATTGGTATTACGTGGTCTATATGCCATTCTTTACCATGATTTTTTAAACTACACACATTATTGTAACTAAATATCCATTTAAAATAGTCATCAGAAGAACAACCTAAATACTCAACAGAGTGCAATGACTTGTTAGATTTTCTTAAACAATTATAAATTCTAGTCCTTATGTAACGTTTAAATTTTTCTGTAGGGTCGTCTCTTTCACAATCTCTACATTTTAAACGATTATAGCGGAACATATTTTGATGTTTAATTTCATCACAATATTTACATTGTTTATTTTCCAACCCTATTTTAATTTGTTCTTCTTTTTTTATTTGTTGTCTCTGGATTACTTTTTTGTGTTTAGTATCATTTGCCGCTTTTATTAGTTTTTTTCTATGTTCTTCGTCATTTTTATATTTTTCACGTCGTCTCTTGTTATTACAGTCACGACAACAAGAACTATTTTTATAATAATTTTCTATAGTTTTTATTTCTTCACATTTAGAACAAAATTTATACGCGACATTTTCAGGGTTGGTAGTAGTCATTTTTTATTATATTTTATAATTATCTTTTATATTGTTTGCCTTAAATATTTATTGATCTATTCACTAGAGGGTTTAACGCTTTTCACGCCCCCTTTTGCCAACACCAGTTTATCGGCCACGTTCATTCTAAATGTATCACCTCGCTTCATAATTCGTGCGATATGACACATCATACTCATTCTATGTAAAGTAGGCTGTCTGTTAAACAGTATTGCGTCACCGTCCATCATATGACGATGAACTTTATCACCTTCTTCTAGAACAATAGAGTTTCTGTCTGTGAAATAACGCAACGTAATTACTTCACCATTCTGTTTTTCCAACATTTTAGCGCCAGGCCAAACTTCAGGCCCATTCCTTACCAACTTAGTCAAGAAATTACGGTTAATCGCATTAACTGTTACTGGTTTTGTAATATTTTTCGCCACTTTCATAGGAATACCTAATTCACGTATAGAAATATTAGGATCAGCAGTAATTACAGAACGAGCACTAAAATCAACACGTTTTGCCATAAGGTTTCCTCTCATACGCCCACCTTTTCCGTTCAAACGGTCTTTAATTGATTTTAATGGTCTGCCCGATCTTTGAGCCACAGAAGCAACACCAGGTATTTTGTTATCAACTTGCGTAGCAACATAATATTGTAAAACTGTAGTCCAGTCATCGATTACATTTGACGGCGCATTATTTTGAATTTTCTCTTGTAATGTTTTATTTGTTTTTATTATATTTACTAAAATATGACTTAAATCGTCCTCAGAACGCTGCTGTGCGTCGTGTTTTACAGATGGACGAACCGCAGGCGGCGGAACAGACATTACCTGACAAATCATCCAATCGGGTCTTGAATAAACTGGACTGAATCCCATAAATGTGACATCTTCGTCTGATATTCTTTTAAATATTTTCAAAATCATTTCTGGAGTAACTTTTATAACAATTGGCTCTGCTTCAGCGCCATCATTTTTCCATTCAGCAAATATAGTCGCTAGTCCTTCCTTGTAAATTTTATTAGGCTGCAAAGTTCCACAGCCGTCTTCTGTATCTTCACCACAACGACGAATTTTACTGGCTAATGAAAACGCGTATTTCCATCTAGCGTCACCCTGTAATTTTAATGCCTGTCTATATTTGTCTTTGCTTATCAGTAACTTACTACATTTAAAACAAACACATCGTAAACATTTTAGAATTGTGCTTAAATATTGTATATAAATTACTGGTCGAGCTAGTTCAATATGACCGCAATAGCCAGGTGTTTGCATATAGTCTAAACCGTCGGTGGGACAAATTAATCCAGGCTCTAAAACTCCCATTCGTGGATCAAATAAGCCGCCTATAACTGGTTTATTATTAATATATGTATCTCTGCTAGTAATTTCAGCAACAGAGCCTTTTCTTATTTCATCAGGCGATAAAATACTAAATTGAATACCAATTACTTTAGAAGGATATTTAGACATATTAATAGAAGTTGAGGACTTAGACATTCTTATACTATATTAAT